TTTTGGGGATAAAATAACCTCTTCAACTGATTATTACTTAGGCTCCTTGAATTACCCAATTTTATCAAGACATTATATGAATGGAATTAGGGCTAAAAGTGGATCAGGATTTAGTTTAAATTCATCTACTTCTGTGAAGTCTATAGAGATGTTCTTTACGCCCCTTACGTTGGCCGCTAACACCCTTTTGTATGCCTACAACCCTTCTACTACCAGACTAGCCTGGAACGGCTCTGGAGTGGTTTCTAAGGCCAATATAGCCAAGATATATGTAAACAATGTAGATGTAACTAATCAAACAAACATTAGTTCCTATTTAGTTGAAGAAGAGCCACATCACATTGTAATCGTATTTACTGATCCAGTAACTGCAGAATTAAGATTTAATTATGAGCTTATGTCGGGGTCGGGAGGGCCAAGCAACCTTTATAAGAATATTGCTACCTACAACTCTGAGTTAACAGCATCAAAAATTGAAACCCACTTCGAGCTTTATTGCGGAAAGCCTGTGGAATCAATTACAGAAAATGCCATAACCATGACAGAATTAGCCACAAAGTATTATAATAATGACTGGGTCGTTCTACAAAGCATATAATTTTGTCATCTGCCTTGACAAAAAGCTGGACTTAGGCCATAAAGAATGGTAAAATAAACTTCTATGGATATTAGTAAAGCAAATACAAAGATTCTGCAGGAAGAGTCAACGCTAGGCATATATGTTTGGGAAATGCCAGACGGCAGATGGATTGGAGACGAAGATGGGAATTATCTTTCGATCACGTCGAAAAAAGGCAATAGATCCAGAATCGATGCTTTGGCTAGAGAAGTTCGCACATTCGGTATATATGAAGGCGGGCCTAAATTTCTTTCAGCAAGACGCAAAATTACAGATGAAGAATACGCAGAACAAGAGCAAAGACTTAAGTGGGGACTAGTTCCTGATCCTTTGGATATTGGAAACTATAAAGACGAAATTAAAAATTTAAGGGCAGAGGGACAGTAATGATTCAATACGAAGAAGACAATGATTCACAAGAGATCGCTATATCTAATGTTGCCGACTGGATGAAGTTTAATACTCCAAGAGAGCAAACAAGCACAGACCTATTTAAGGTAAGCGGAGAAGACCTCACAAAGATATCGGGTTTAAGTCCTGCATTCCGTCGAAAGATGAGTAGGGAATTACAAAAAAGATTTCAAGGTATTGAAGGAACTGAAACACAACAAAATTTATTGGCACAAGCAATTACTGGCTACGCCATGTTCGATCTTATAGAGCCACCATACAACTTAGATTACCTTTCAACTATTTATGAAATTTCTCCATACAACTATTCAGCAATTAACGCTAAGGTTTCAAATATTGTTGGTCTTGGACACGACTTTATTGAAACACGTAAGACTCAAGAAGCATTTGATAATATTACAGATGATAAAGCATTAGATCGTGCACGTAGAAAGCTAAATAGACTTCGTCAAGACTTATATGATTGGCTAGAGCAGTGCAACGAAGAAGAAACATTTACAGAAACATTAATTAAAGTCTACACTGATGTTGAAGCAACAGGAAATGGTTATATAGAAATTGGTAGAACTTCTGCTGGAAGAATTGGATATATAGGACATATCCCAGCAAAGACAATGCGTGTTCGTCGCCTTCGTGACGGCTTTATTCAGTTGTTATACGGTAAGGCAGTATACTTCCGCAACTTTGGAGATCAAGAAACAGAGAACCCAATTGCAGGAGGACTAGATAGACCAAATGAAATTATTCATCTAAAGAAATACACGCCAACAAATAACTACTATGGAATCCCAGATATCGTGGCATCTTCAAATGCTATGGCTGGAAACGAGTTTGCAGGAAAGTACAACCTTGACTACTTTGAGAACAAGGCGGTTCCAAGATATATAATCACCGTAAAGGGTGCTAAGTTATCAACAGAGTCTGAGCGTAAATTACTCGAGTTTTTCCAGGTAGGTCTAAGGGGTAAAAATCATAGATCTTTATACATTCCTCTTCCACCAGATTCACCAGACTCAAAGGTTGAATTTAAGATGGAGCCAATTGAAGCTGGAACTCAGGAGTCTTCATTTAACGTATATCGTAAATCTAATAGAGACGAAATTCTATTATCTCATCGTGTCCCAATTAATAAAATTGGAACTCCAGAAGGAGTCAACCTTGCAGTCGCAAGAGATGCAGACAAAACATTCAGAGAGCAGGTATGTCGTCCAGCTCAAATGAATTTAGAAAAGAAATTAAATAAAATTATTGAAGAAATGACAGATGCCTTACTTCTTAAATTTAATGAGCTTACTCTAACCGACGAAGATACTCAGTCAAAAATTGATGAGAGATATTTAAGGATGCAGGTAATTACCCCTAATGAGGTAAGAATTAGAATGGGTCTGGTCCCTATTGACGGCGGAGATAAAGTTGTTGAATTAAAGCCACAGCAACAGGCAGAGGCAAGAGCACAGGCAGGAAAAACCAGATCTAGAGATTCTGAAAGGTCTGCAAATTCCCCAGATGTTTCTGGAGAAGGCCGAAATACTCAGGGCGACGGACGACAAGTCGAATAACCTTACTCAACTGATTATTTGCCTTATATACAATAACGTTATAAAATTAAGCATATGAACATTGAAAAATCACTATGGTCTTCGCATGGCGACAACCTTACATTATCGGTTCCTTTTACTAAAGTTAACCGTGAAAAAAGAACTGTCTCAGGATTTGCAACTTTAGATAATATCGACCAGACTGGCGATGTTGTTACTGCTGAAGCAAGTCTAAAAGCGTTTGAAAGTTTTCGTGGAAACATTCGTGAGATGCATGGATCAAATGCAGTTGGCAAAATGGTTTCATTTAAGCCAGAAACATTTTATGATCCAACAACAAAAGAATTTTACAATGGAGTTTATGTTGATGCATACATTTCAAAAGGTGCCCAAGACACTTGGGAAAAAATTCTAGATGGAACATTAGCAGGATTTTCAATTGGCGGAAAGATTGTAGATTCAGAAAACGAAGTTAACAAGTCTACAGGTAAGCCAGTAAGATTTATTAAAGAATATGCATTGATGGAATTGTCAGTAGTTGACTCTCCAGCAAATGAACTATGCAACATCTTGTCTGTTCAGAAAATGAATGGTCAGCTAGTATTTAAAGGAATGGCAACAGAAGTTGTAGCAGAAAATATTTTTTATTGTGCAGATACTGATTCAGTGTTTGTATCAAAAGAGTCATCTTATGATTCCCCAGTTACAGGTAAGCCTGCAACATTAATTGGTTGGGTAGAGTCAAACGATGTTAACAAAGCAAAAGAAATAGATAAGATTCTTGATTTACACAAAAAGTCAAGATTGTCGACGCCTGAAACACAAATTGCAAAACAGGCAGACATAGAAGGAGGTAAAGAAGTGTCAGAAAATACAGAAAACGTAATTGCAGAAGATGCAGTAGCACCAGAAGCAATCGTAGAAGACACAGCAGTAGATGCTCCCGCAGAGGAAGCACCAGCTGTTGAAGAAGCTCCTGCAGATGCAGTAGCAGACGCTTCTGCCGAATCTCTAGAAAAAGCAGCCGACGTATCAGAAGTTGTGGTTGATGAACCTGATTTTGCAAAGATGCTTGGCGATCTTAAAGGCTTTTTCTCAGAAACACTAAATAAGGCTTCAGAAGCAAATGCTACTCAAGTTTCAACTATTAAAGAAACAGTTGAAGCATTTAGCAAGAGCGCTGATGTTCGTATTTCAGAATTGGCAGAACAAAATGCAGCACTTTCAAAGGCTGTAGAAGATATCAAGAACACGATTGATGGCGTACAAAAGCGTGTCGATGCAGTAGAATCAGAGACTGCAATTAAGAAGTCCTCTGACCTTGGCGGGTCACAGGAAGTAACAATCAAAAAATCAAAGTGGAACGGTTCTTTCCTCGGTTCCGTAACAGAATTAATTAAATAAGGTAGGTGAAATATAATATGAGTAATGAAACATTAGAAAAGGCAATCGCAGCAGGAACAACTGCAACAGCGACATTCGCCTCAACTACTGGCGCTAATGGAGTACACGTAGCTGGCGAAGCTGGCAACGGTGGACTTCTAAACGCAGAACAATCAGCCCGCTTTCTAGATTATATGTTCGACGCAACCGTAATTGGTAAGGTCGCCCGTACAGTCAGAATGAGAAGCGATACAGCAGAAATTGATCGTATGTCCGTTGGTGAGAAGCTTATGACTCTCGCAACTGAAGGAGATGCAACTGGCTCAAACGCAGCAGTTACTTTCTCAAAGATCTCTATCACAACTAAGAAGCTTCGTCTAAATTGGGAGCTTTCAACTGAGTCTCTAGAAGACAAC